ATGAAAGGTCAACACAAGTTCTCACCGAGGAGCGGCGCCGAACTCTCCGACGAACGCGAGTACCCGGGCACCATCCCGCTGCGGGAGGCGCTCGACGGCTCGGGTGAGCTGACCAACGGCGAACTCGTCTCGCGAGAGGCGACCGCACTCCAGACTCGCTTCAAAGAGTGCCACCAGCGTCACCACGAACCCGACTCGGAACTGTACCTCGCCGCGTGGAACGCCATCCAGGCGCTCCGCAGCGACGAGGACACTCCGACGCCGTGGGACTGCTGGCTCTGGTACTGCCTGGCCGAACACCTCCATCGCGATGGCTACGACACCGAGTGGATGCTCGCGCACGTTGAGGCGCGGTGCCCACGCTGCTCGTCGCGACTCCAGTACGAGGCCTCGCCGACGGGGTTCGACGTCGCCCGCTGCGCGACCAAGTGCGGCGCCGACTCGCCGCAGCGGACCTACGAGATCATGGACGAGCTGCTCGACCTCTACACCCGAGCGTTCGTCGACGGCGAGGACCCGATCGGGCGCTTCGAGATCTTCTAAGCGATCCCCGATGACGCCTACCGGTTACCGGTAGCTCACGTTCGCACGAGGGGCGTACCAACGCGAGACGGTGCGAGGCTCACGAGCGGCCACTCTACGACCGCGACGGACGCTCTGTCCGGGTTGTTGTCAGGCAGTTCCGATCCTCTGGCGGTGGATACTTCGATCTCGACCCACTTCGGCCGCACTTGTCGTCACAAGATGGCGGCGCGAGGCCCTATCAGCTCCCGGGGCAACTGGGAGACGGGCTACCCGCGGCGTCCCGGGGAGCATCTCCCCGGGGGCGACCTTTTGGATGACTCCATGGCGACGAAACACCCGCCTCTCGAAACTCCAGCACAGTACCACGAACGCCTGACCAACTCCTGCCCCATGGCACTCGAACACTGGCGAGCACTCAAGGGAGTCTTCTACAGTCTCCTGATCTCGGGGCTCATGATCTACGCCGTCGAGCGCGGCGCCGACTGGCGCGTCTTCGTCTCGACGGTCGCGGTGATCGGCGTCGTGACCACGGTCGAGCTGAAGGAAGTCGAGATCCTCGACCGACTCTCGGTGACGTTTTTCCGAGACCGGCTGCCCAAAGACGACAGTGAGGGAGACGGATGAACCCGCTCCGACGTCTCTACAACCGGATCCTCGCCAAGAGCGAATCGGACAGCGAGGCCAACGGCTACCTGTCGTATCGCGCCGAGTGGCACGCCGCTGCGTGGGGGCTCGCCTCGGGCATCCTCTTCGCGCTGCTGCAGGAGCCGGCCGTCCTGGTGGCCGGCGTCGGCTGGGTGTTCACGAGCCCCGGCGACGCGCCCGACTGGTTGCCCTACCCGCGGCAGTTCGTCAAGGAGAGCCTGTACCTGATCGGCCACGCTGTCGCTGGCGTACTCATCGGCCTTGGGATCCGGGCGGTTCTCCCAGTTCTCTGATAGTGATCAGAGTCCTGCAGGCTGACCGGCGGCTACCTCCGCCCACCCCTATTTAAAATATAAAACCCACCTGAACGCTGCAGAACGCTCCCCAACCCATGTCAACACGCGACCGCCGAGTCCATCTCGCCCTGAAGTGGCACCATCTCGACAATCTCGATGTCGAGGAGATCCGCGAGCGCTTCGAGCGGGAGGGTATCGGCAGCTACGCCCGGTCGACCGTCCGGGGCTACCTCAACGAACAGCCCAAGGACGAGGTCATCGAAGCCATCGAGCAGCGCCACGCCGACGTTCGGCTGCAGATCGCCGAGCGCGAGGAGCAGCTCTACCAGCGCGCCCGGGAGACCGAGATGGAGGCCACCGAGGACCAGCCCATCGTCCGGGTCGTCCCGAAGACCGAGCGCGTGCCCCGGGACCGGAAGTCGGCGCGGTTCGTCCAGGCCTGGGAGATCGTCGACGTCGACGATCCCGACCACCCCGAGTGGGCGAGCGAGCGCGACGTGATCATCCGGTTCACCGACGGCGAGACGGCGGTCGGACCGGGCGAGGAGTACCCCATCCAGGCTGTCGACGGCTCGCCCCGGTACACCAAGGAGTTCGACGGGCTCGCTCGCGACCAGCCGGACCGGAAGGCCCGGGCGATGGCCCGCCAAGAGCAGTCGAGCCACCTGCAGGCCAAGGGCGACGCGCTCGGCGTCTACAAGGATCGCGTCGAGCTCGAAGGCTCACTGGAGACGGAGTCGACGGTCGCCGTCGACGACGAGACCAAGGCCGCGCTACGGGAAGCGCTGCGCGCCCGGTACGAGGAGGACCCCGATGAGTAGCACGTCCGACCTGCACGACCTCGATCCCGACCGGCAGGCCGAGGAAGTCTGGCAGGAATTCGAGGATCCACATGTCCAGCGGGAGGTCCTCAACCCCTTCGACGGCTGCCCCTGGGACGTTTACTTCAACCGGCTCACGGAGGGCTACATGGCGGCCGAGCGCGACGGCCACGTCCCGATCGGCGATGTCCACGTCCACTGGGCAAAGCAGTTCGACAGCGACACCAACATCGGGATGCTCGCCCACCGCGACTCGCTGAAGACGACGGCGTCGCTGGGCTACATCATCGCCTGCCTGGAGTACCAGCCCGGATTCCTGGCCCACTGGATCACGAACACGCAGGGCCAGGCGCACAAGAAGGCCGACACCGAGTTCTGGAAGATCGTCGAGCGAAACCCGTGGCTGGTGAACCTCAATCAAGAGCCCGAACAGGACACCAAGGAGGCGAAGATCTGGCCGAACGGATCCGGGCTCTTCGCCGGCTGGCTGTTCGGTGCTATCGAGGGCGACCGGTCGCATCAGCTGGTCCTCGACGACGTCATCAAAGAGCGCGGCGACGGGGACACCGAGGAGATTCTGCAGTGGATCGAGGGCGTCACCGTGCCGATGGTCAAGGACTCCGGAACGACCGCGGTCATCGGGACGCGCAAACGCCCCGACGACATCTATTCGCACCTGATCGACCGCGAGGCCTACGACTTCACCGAGTACCCGGCGGTCCTCGAAGAGTGGGACCGGGAGTTCCGCGAAGACGACACGTGGCGCGACCGACGGCCGCCCGAGGACCTCTACACTGAAGTCGACGGCCGTCCGCTCGTCGACGACGAAGTCCACATCCTCTGGCCCGAGGCTCGGGGCCCCGAGTACCTGGTCGAGAAGTACGACCAGATGAGCCCCCACCTCTTCTGGCGGGAGTACTGCATGGTCATCCGCGGCGCCTCGGGCAACCTCGTTGAGCAGTCCGACATTGACCAGCTCGTCGACGACGGCGGCTGTTCTATCCGCGGACAGTCGCCGCCCCGCACGGTGACGCCCGGCGCCGGCGAAGCGACGATCGTCGCCCACGACCCCGCCCAGTCGTCGACCGGCGACAACGCGGCGTTCACTGCGTGGCGGGTCGGTCGGGATGGCCGCCGGCGCCTCCTGGACGCCCGGGCCGAGACCGGGATGCAGCCCTCGGCCATCAAGGCGGAGCTGGCCGACCTCGACGACCGGTACGACCCGGCGATGGTCGTCATCGAGTCGAACGGGATGCAGCAGTACGTGGCCAACGACGCGGTCGAGTTCTCGGCGTCGCTGCGGGCGAAGGTCACCGGGATCCCGACGACCGGCAAGAAGCACAGCTGGGAGAACGGCATCCCCCGGCTTCGTCGGCTCGTCGAGAACGGCGGCATCCAGTTCTATCGAGGGCACTCGGCGACCGAGGACTTCATCCAGGCGGCGCTCTCGCTGACGCTGTCGGATGGGAAGCTGAAGGGCCACACGCCGGACCTCATCGCCAGCTGGTACATGGCCGAGCAGGGGATTCGGCGCCTCGAAGAGATGGGGGCGCTCAACGCCGACGGCGACGACGACGCTGACGACACTGGAGGTGTTTCATACCTGTGACAGACGATACCGACGACGAGACGCGCGTCTCCCTGTCCATCTCGACGCCCGGCAACAGCAGGGCGATGGAGAAGGCCACGGAGACGACACAGCTCGACGAGCGACGCATCGCGACGGACGTCGGTCGGGGCATCGTCCCGCCGTACAACCCCGAGACGCTGGCCTCCTTCCAGGAGCTCAACGAGACCCACCAGGCTTGCCTCCGCAAGAAGGCCCGCTACGAGTGTGGGTATGGTTTCGACATCGTCCCGCACCCGAGCGCCGGCGAACCTGACCCAGAGGGCGACGAGTACGAGACGGTCACTGACTTCTGGCACGGGTCGGACTCGCAGTGGTCGATCGGCCCGGAGAACACAACCGTCGCGACGCCCGAAGAGGTGCTCGAACTCTCGCGGCTGGACTACCACGGCATCGGCTGGGCGTCGCTGGAGATCCTCGTCGAGGGCGACGGCACGCCGGTCGGGCTGGCCCACGTCCCGTCGGCGACGACTCGCGTCCGCAAGACCACGACGGAGGTCGAGACCGAAGACGGGGAGACAGAAGAGGAGATCGTGAGCGGCCACGGCTACGTGCAGATCCGGCAAGGGCGCCGGCGATACTTTGGCGAGGCCGGCGACCGCTACGGCGACGACCCGACGTTCGTCGACAAGGAGACTGGCGAGGTCGCATCCAGCGCCGAGGAGCTCTCGAACGGGCCGGCCAACGAGCTCATCTTCGTCCCGAACCCCAGCCCTATCTCGCTATACTACGGGATCCCGGACTGGGTCGCGGCCATGCGGACGATGGCCGCCGACGAGGCCGCCCAGGAGATGAACCACGACATCTTCGACAACCTGGGCATCCCCCACTACGCGATCAAGGTCTACGGCGGCACGCTCACCGAGGAGAGCAAAGAGGAGCTCCGACAGCTGCAGGAGAACCTCAAGGGGGAGCGCTACCGGACGGCGATCCTCGAAGTAGAGGGCTTCGAGTTCGAGAGCGACAACCCGCTGGCCGAGGGCGACCCGAGCGACGTCGAGATCGAGTTCGAGCCGCTGGGGGCGACCGACCAGAACGACATGGAGTTCCAGGAGTTCCGCGAGCGCAACGAGCACGAGATCGCGAAGGTCCACGAGGTGCCGCCGATCCTCATCAACGTGACGTCGACGTCGAACCGCTCGAACTCCGAGGCCCAGGTCCAGGAGTTCGCCGAGGACGTCATCGCCCCGGAGCAGGCGAAATTCGAGGCGCGGCTCTACCGCATCCTCCACCAGACCGCGCTCGGCGTCGAAGACTGGACGATCGACTTCGAGCTGCGCGGCGCCGACCGGCCCAAGGAGGAAGCGCGAACGGCCCGGTCGAAGATCCAGGCTGTCCGCGGGGCGATCCCGGTCGACCGAGCACTGGAGATGATCGGCGAGGACCCGCTCCCGGAGGATCACGACGTCGACGGCGACACGTTGGTCGCGAACGTCGGCAGCGAGTCAAACCCGGTTGCGCCTAGCGAGGCGGAGGCCAGCCGGCCCGAAGATGCTCCACCGAAGGAGAACAAGGTCGGGACTCGCCCCGGCGTCACGGTTCAGGCGGACGACCCACTGTCTCCCGACGAGGTCCGGGTGGACATGGCGCAGTTCGACTCGTCGAATCTCGTCGCCGGGCTGTACGACCGGGAGACGCGAGACCTCTACATCCGGTTTCACGGCGACCCCGTCGACCGGATCTACGTCTACCTCGACGTGCCCGAGGAGACGTGGCAGGGCCTGAAGGACGCCGGAAGTCACGGCTCCTACCACCACGAGAACATCAAGTGGGACTACGTCTACGAGGAGCTGACCGACACGACCGGCTGGCCGCAGATCGGCGCCGCCGCTCCGACCGACAACTGACTTCGGGACCGATGACCGCGGGCGCGACCCGACGACCCGCGCGAGGCATGACCGGGCACGATTCTCAACATGAGCAAGAACAGCGACAAGGAACGCGGTGAGAAGCGCGGCGTCCGCTCGACTGGTCGTGCCAACGACGACGAGGACGCCGACGACACCGCCGACGAGGACTGACAGATGAGCGCACAGCGCGACGAACAGCACTACGAGAAGCGGGTCGACTACCTCGCCAAGGACGAGGACGGCCAGACCGCGACAGGCGTCGTGATGGTCCCGTGGACGGTCGACCACCACGGCGACTGGGAGCGCCCGGAGACCATCGAGGCGTTCGCGGCCCAGTTCGACGCGTTCATGGAGGTCGGGGAAGCCGACGGGGGCATCATGCACGCCGTCTGGCCCTCGGACTGGATGACGCTCGAACGGAACGAGGTACTCGAAGAGGCCGAGGAGATGGGCGGCGAAACCGTCGACGCCGGCGCGTGGGTCCAGACGTGGTCGTACAACGACGACGAACTCTGGGCACTCGTCGAGGACGACATCCTCGGCGGCCACTCCATCGGCGCGGTCAACGTCGACTGGTCGTTCAACGGCGACGACCCCGAAGACCTCCCCGACGAGGTCAGCGTCCCCGACAGCGTCGACGTCGGAGAGTACTGGGAGCTGACAGACGGGATCATGCAGGAGGTCAGCGCGGTCGACATCCCGGCGGTGCCCGACGCGCAGATCCTCTCGACATCGAAAGCGAGAGCCGCGACCGCAGAGAAGCGACTTGCCGACCACCTCGGCAACCGCGAGGGCTTCATCGAGGAAGCACTGGAGCGGGGTCACTCCGAAGCGGAAGCCGAGCGGCTGTGGGATGTTCTCGACCGCGGGATCAACGTCGAGGGCGCCAGCCAGCCGGGCGCCAAGAGCAAGCTGACCAGCGCGGCGACGGCGTTCCTCAACGCGCTGACGGGGTCCGATGACGGCAGCGGGTCCGAGGCCCTGGATGGCGTGTCGTCGGCTTCGAAAAGCGGTGACGAGGCGGCGGCTGTGGTGTCCAAGGAGGACACCGTCGGTGTCGATGTCTTCCGCGTCACCGCCGCCGATGACGACGACACCGACTACGACGGGGACCTGCTGGGGATGGGCGTCGACTTCCCCGAGCACGATGTCTACGTCGACTGGCGTCGGGACGCGCTCCCGGACGCCCTCGACGATCCACATGTCTCGATCTACGGGAGTGTGGAGGACCTCCAGCAGGCAACCGGGAATGAGATCGAGTCGCTTGACTCGGTCGAAAGCCCGACAGACGGGTTCGCGGCTGAGGCCCAGCGGATCCGCCGAAAGGCGGTCAAGGAGGCAGACAACCACGCCCCCGGCGGCGACACGCCGGACGACGGCGGCACGGAGGCCGCCGACAACATGACTGACAAGGACGACGAGCCCCCCGAGTGGGCACAGACCCTCATCGAACAGACGAAGGAAAACAGCGAGCGGCTGGACGAGATCCAGAACGCGGACGACGACGGCAACCCGCTCGACGACGCCCCCGAGTGGGCCCAGGAGGTCGTCGCACAGACCAAGGAGAACGCCGAGCGCATCGACGCCATCTCCAAGCAGACCGGCGCGACCGAGTCCCAGCAGCTCGGCGGCGCGGAGAAGGGCGGCGGTGACGACGGCGTCGACGAGCGGGCAGCCTTCTTCACGCCCGAGAGCAAGCTGAACGACCTGGCCGCGCAGTCCGGGGGTGGCCGATGAGTACCCACGGACAGAACGCCGGCATGACCGGTGTCCGGAAGTCCAACGAGGAGGCGCTGAAGGACATCGCGCCGGGCGACCTCTCCGGCGGCGTGATGCCGCGGGACCTCTTCGAGGACTGGTACCGCCGGGTGCAGGACACGTCCATGCTGATGGACATGGTCCGCACGGAGATCCTCCCGCGGCCGAAGATGGAGCTCGCCCGCATCGGCGTCGGCGAGCGGATGCGTCGTGGCGCCGGTACCCAGGAAGGGACCAGCAGCGACTCCGCCGAGGTCAACACGGACGGCATCGAGATGGACGCCGAGAAGGGCGTCCTCGACTGGGACCTGCCCCGCGAGACGGTCGAGGACACGATCGGCCAGGTCGACGAGATCGTCCTGGACAAGATGTCGCGGCAGTGGGCCGTCGACACGCAGGACCTCGGGATCAACGGCGACACCGCTGACACGTCGGGCGGTGACAGCCAGGCGTTCCTCACGCAGAACGACGGCTGGCTGAAGATCCTCAACGACCGCACCGACACCAATACCTACGACCACCAGAGCGGCGCCATCGACACGAGCCTCTTCCACGAGGCCCGCGCGGCGCTGCCCAACCGCTTCAAGCGGTCGGCGACGGTCAACGAGCCGGTGTACATGATGAACCTCTCCCAGATCGAGGACTGGGAGTACGACCTCACCCAGCGGGAAGACCCGCTCGGTGCGGCGGTCATCTTCAGCGACGAGGACCTCACGCCGTTCAACTACGACGTCTACGGCTTCGCCGGCTGGCCCGAGGGGACGGCGCTGTTCACCTACCCCGAGAACCTCATCTACGGCGTCTGGCGCGACACCGAGATCGAGGTGCTCGACGCGACCGACAAGACCGCCGAGAACGACCTGTTCGCGCGGTACTTCATGCGGACCCGCGACGACTTCCAGGTCGAAGACGAAGAGGGCGCTGTCCTCATCAACAACGTCGCGACGGCCTGAGGTGACCGAACATGCCAACTGTTCGGTACACTGCTGACGGCGGTCACTACCGCGTCGGCGGTCACGGCTTCGACACTGGCGACGAGGCCGACGTCGACGACGACCTCGCCGACTACCTCGCCGACCGCGACGACTTCGAGGTGGTCGACCAGATGGAGTCCGCCGAACTCTCCGAAGACGAGATCGTCGACACGCTCGACGCCGCCGACGACGAGTCCGGCACGCTGCCCTTCAACCCCGAGAGCCACACCAACGACGAGATCGCCGAGAAGGTCGCCGACATCAACGACGAGGCAGCGCTCGTCGCGCTGCGGAACCTCGAAGCCGAGCAAGAGGACCGCGCCGGAGCGACCGACGCCATCGAGGACCGTCTCGCCGAGCTGGAGGACTGACCCATGCCCACTGCAGAGGAGACGATCGACATCGAGACCTCGGGCAACGCGGTCGCCCTGCGGGTGCTCGGCAGTAACATCGTCGACGTCCACATCCGCGGCGACGCTGCGGCGGACTACGAAGTCGACGTGCGGCGCAACGGCGGCAGCTGGCTCCAGGACGTGCGGTCGGGCTACACCGGGAGCGCGGACTACGACGACGTCCTCGAAACCGGCGCCGAAGAGATCCGGATTCGCTGTTCGAGTGGTACCACGACGGCAGATGACTCGGCCACGATCACGCTGATGGCGAGCTAACCGGTGACACCTCATGGCAACAGGCTACTGCACGCTTGAGGACCTCCGCCGGGCACTCCAAGAGGCGGAACTCCCAGGCGACGTGGAGCAGGAGCCGCAGCTCGCCGTCGACGCGATCGCGGCCCAGACCGAGTGGCTGGAGAAGACGCTCAAGCGCCACTGGTACGCGCCCGCCGGCGCCGATATCCTCTCCGAAGCGGACCAGATCGACATCCCGACCGGCCCGAAGAGCCGGGACGACGAGTACGACATCCCGACGGCGTCGGCGTTCGTCGTCGACGACGATGGGCCGGTGCCGAAAACCTCTCAGGGTTCGTACGCGAAGATCGGCCTCGCCCGTCGGGACGCCGAGAGCGTGTCGGCGCTGCACGTCCGGACCGAAGACGGCACCTTCGAGGACTGGGCCGACAGCAGCGACTACACCGAGGGCTCGTGGCCGCCGTCGGGTGAGGACTTCTACCTCCGCGTCAACAACGGCGGTTGGAGCAGGCTCTACATCGACACGACGAACCTGCTGAAGGACGAGGAGGACAACGAGTACGTTCTGGGCTCGTTCGCGAACGCCGTCTACCTCGAGTGGAGCTACGGGCACGAGGGGATCCCGAGGACGGTGCGCCGGGCGGTCGCGTTCCGCGCGGCCTCGGACTTCGTCGAAGACGCCGCGATCCAGATCCCAGAGAACGCCCAGGTCTACAACGTCGAGTCGCTCGCCGAGCAGTTCGAGCGCAAGGCCGAGGAGCTGCTGGAGGTCTACCAGTGATCGTCGATTTCATCGCCGACGTGGTGGCCGCTACCGCCGGGGTTGCGGCCTACCACGAGCTGTTGAAGAGCCCCTCCAGCGAGCGCGGCGCGTACGTCGCGGAGACGTCCGACGAGGACCCTCGTGACACCGATGACTCGGACCGGGATGACGGCTGCAAACACGAGAACGTCGTCCGCAACCGTCGCCGGGTCGGACTGGACGGTCACGTGGCCGTCGTCTGTGAGGACTGCAACATGACCCTTGGTGTCCACGGGGTAGCATGAATCTCGACAGCAACTTCGAGGACGAGCTTCGCGAGGCCGTCATGGACGACGTCGAGGCCCGCGTCGAGGAACTGGTCGAGAACTTCGTGGAGGTCGCCCACGCAAACCTCCGGGCCTACGGCCAGCGCCACGGCTACGCCGTCGAGGGCGCGATCGACTCCGTCTCGGACGTGCAGGTTGACCGCTCGGACGGGCGCGTGACAGTCCGCGTCGGGTGGTCCGACGAGCAGATGGGGCGTTGGGAGTTCGGGGTCTCACCACATCGTATCGACGGCGACCCCATCCTCTCGTTCGTCTGGGAGGACCCGCCCAACTGGGTGCGGGAGGAGTTCGACCAGGCCCGCGGCGCCGGCGGAGAGTTCGCGTCGGGCTGGCGCGTCTACTTCGACTCGGTCGACCACCCAGGGATCCCGGAGAGCCGGGCGATCCGTGACGCCATGAACGGTCTCAGGCGGGTGCTACGCGCATGACCGCGACGCCAGTCAAGTGGGTGCTCGACGAGCTGGGCGCCGTCGTCGACGACCAGCCCGCCGACCACCCACTCTGGCGCGTCGACCGCGACAACTCGCTCATCTACGAAGGCGGCGGTCAGTTCGACATGAGCGCGTCGATGGAGGACAAGACCGACGATTTCACTCGCGCGAACTTCGTCGGCGCGCGGTTCGCTGACCGCTCGGGTGAGTACATCGGGACCGACCCCGACCTTGACCTCGACGCTGTCGTCGGCATCCGCATCGAGGGCTACTCCGGGGGGTATGGCCACGTCGACCCGACCGGGACTGGCGGCGTCCCGTTCCAGGGCACCGACGACGCGCTCGTCGAGCAGATCCGGTTGGCGTTGTACGACGCGCTGCAGTGGCCTGACGCTGGGCGAACGAACGTCGCGTTCACCCACCTCGAGATCACCAACGAGTCTCCGGTGATGGCCGACTGGCAGGACTACCACCGCTACGACTTCGACATCGTCTTCGACGGGTTCGAATCGCTTCCGTGACTCAGACGACTCAACTCCGCCAGTAGTTGAATGCTGAACCAATCAGCCCACCGACCAGGGCTCCAAGAAGCGTCCCCACAACTGGGAAGGTTACGCTGCCGATAAGAGCCCCAACTACTACACCGCCTATCGCCCGCCAACTCGGCCGGCTCAACCCCGCACGAGTAACATCCGCAGTGTTTCCGAACGCCGATCCCACAATGTACTTGGCCACAGTCCACGGGTTTCGCATGCGTCTTTCAAGGCCAGGAATTGTAATAAAAATTAGGTACTGCTTACTGAATTAAGCAGTACCAGTTCCCCGATGACCGCCTGGCTGCCGTGGGCCGGCGAGGTAGGGAGCTACACGGTGCGTTTTTCAGGAGTTCATCATGATGAACCACAGTAACGACGATGGAGGTACAGCATGACGGGCGCCGGCTCCGGGAGTTTGGCGTTCGGACTGGAGGACTCGTTCCTCGGGTCGGTGACCGGTGGCCCGGACTACTACGGCTTCGGCCGTGACCCGACGCTGTCGGAGGCCAGTATCGACAACATGCTCCAGCGGATGCCCGAGGCAGGCTCCGTCTGGAGCGTGGAGTCGGTGAAGGACAACTTCGAGGGCGCGGTGACGGTCGAGGCGGTCGTCAACGCCGACGTGTTTCCGTCCGTCGAGGACATCGTCTTCAACGGAACGAACGGGTCAGGGGACAAGGCGATCGTCGCCGGGCGCCCACAGACGGCGACGGTCTTCACCGGCGTCGACTATCTGGACGGGACGACCGAGCGCGCCCTGGAGGGCTGCATCCCGCAGTCGTTCAGCATCGACTACACGCAGGACGGGAAGGTCCGGTACACGCTCGGGATGCTCTACGCCGACGAGTCTTCGAACACCTCGATCACGCCGTCGAGCGTGACGACTGCGTCGGAGGGCTCCCACGCTGCCGCGCAGGACTTCAGCCTGGACATCTCGGGGACGAGTATTCCGAAGCTGCAGTCGGCGACGCTCTCGATCGACAACATCGCTCGCTTCCAGCGCGACGGCAACCCGACGCCAGCTGACGTGGTCGTGGGGCGCCCGCAGGCGACTCTGGAGACGACGGGCATCTATTCCGGACCGTCCCGGCTGGAGCGCGCCTACGGGTCGGCGTCGGCGACGAGCCCGCAGGACCGGCTCGACGGCGTCGCGGCGACGGTCGGTATCGCCAACGACGGGACGACGATCTCGACGTACAACCTCGCGACGGTCTCGCCAGCGACCTACGACTGGTCGGACGTGATCTCGGAGTCCGACACGACCGAGCCCATCACGTGGAATGTCGACGGCGAGGATGCGGTGACGGTGGCCTGATATCATGCCCAGGACAGAAACCTACAACCTCCGGGACGAACTCGAACGCGTCTACAGCGAGATGAAAGACCTCGCGGACGAGGCCGCTGCGCTCGACGAGGACGAACCCGTACCGAGCCGGATCGAGACGCGGGTGTCCGATCTGGAGCGCCAGTACCTCGGGCTCGCGTGGGCACTCAACGAAGACGAAGACGCCGACAAGCGTGACCGCGACGCCTACGAGCGCGTCACGATCTCCGAACTGACCACGGGCGCACATCTCTCTGCCGGCGCCGAGATGGAGCAGGACATCAAGGACTCGAACATCGCGGCCGGGGCGGACACCGAGCGCCTGTATCGCGTCGCGAAGGCCGTCGACGACGCCGACTTCCTCACCGGCGACGCCGGCTTCTCGGACACGTTCCTCAAGGTCGCGGGTATGAAGCCGCACTTCTTTTTCTGGCTGGAGGAACGCGTCGACGACCTCACCACACCCACGGTAGAGGGAAACGGATTCGCCGCGCTGGTACAGGAGCGGAGGTCGACGAACGAGTCGCAATCGAGTACGCCCGAATGACGCTCCTCTACTGTGGTATCGCTCCCTCGGAGATCAGAGAGATGCCAGTCTCGGACTTGCTGACGTTCATGGAAGCACTTCCAGCCATCGCAGAAACGTCTCACGGGCGGAGGTACGATGTCTGAGTTCGAAACCAGCGCGACGATCACGGCGGAGCTCGACCAGCGAAGTCTCCGTGACGCTCGCGACGAGCTGGAGTCGGAACTCACCGCCGACCCGATCACTGTCTCGGCCGGTGGCTCCCGTGCCCGGACCGACGGCGGCCGAAACCCCGCCCGGGCACTGATGGATGTGCGCGACAGCGTGTCCTCGCTGGCGACGCTGGCCGACGACCGCAACACGCTGCTGGGCGACCTCGTCGACGCGACGGAGTCCCAAGCCTTCGAGGCGGCACAAGGAAGCGGCGGGGGCGGC